CACTGGGGGGTCTCGCGGTCGATGCTTCGATGCACATTGGTGTGTCGAACGAGTTCAGGTCATATGACTCTGCCAAGAAAGCGTATACGTAACAAGTCTGTCTTACCAAAGACTTCCACTTGGACGTATTCGCTGGATGCGGTTCCAGTTGCCGGTTCGGTAAGTTGGTCAACCTTTACCTCTATCCAGAACTTCACCGATTATATCGGTGGAGATTTTGGACATTGGAAAGGCGCTGAAAACTTATCGATTGTTTACCGGGGCTCGAACCTACTCCCGTGGTATGGGGACAACGATAAACTCGTTACTCCCCACTTCACGCCGCCATTCCTAGGAACGGCACAGAGTTTTGACCTTGCGTATCCTGGTCCCTCTTCTGCAGTTGTCAGCGAACAAATCCTTAAAGCTTTCAACAGCTTTTCGGACCAGTTTCCCGCTCAGCTCGATGGAGCTGAGTTCCTGTGGGGTTTAGGTTCTTTAAAGGGAACCTTTTCCTCACTCGCTGACTCGCTCGCCCGCATCACCAAGGGTGATCTCGGGGGAGCCAGTGCCTTATTCCTTCAGAACAGCTTTGAACTCGCCCCTTTAAAGGGCGACATTGCTGCGCTGATGAACCTCACTAAATCGGTGAACGATAGGCTTGCGTTTCTGCGCAGGACCTACGGTGTGCCGACGATTTTGAGGTACGGATCTCGCGTATCGGTTCCGGCATATCTGCCGAGGACTCTTACACCAGTCCGAGGATGGGGCGTTACACTGCGGCCAATCTCGTCGACTCATGCTTTTCGTGCCCAAGCTGAGCTTGTGCACAAATTAGAGCATTTGGACGACGCGGCTGGTCTCTTGAGGGGTTTCATCGGGGCAATGGGGCTGGATAACCCACTTAAGGCTGTGTGGGTGAACCTACCTCTGTCGTTCATCGCGGATTGGTTCTTCCGTGTGAGCGACCGCCTCGACCGACTAACTTCGATCCAAGCTGCTGAGCCATGGATGCTAACAAGAGTTATGCATTCCATTCAAAGCGAAGCCCAATTCGAAGTTCGTCAGACTCCATCGAACCTGATTAGTAGTACGAAAGGTATCCAATCGTACCACCTCGGTTTCGTGGATTTGAAACGTTACACCAGGGTGCCGACACTTCCGGTTAGTACTGATTTATTTTTCAATACTGACCTCTCTCCCGGACAGCTGACGCTTCTGTTTGCAATGTTGCATGCAAACAGTTAGTTAACATACCTGCAACAATGGAGAAACTCCTATGCTCGCCGATACGTTGACCCTTAATGGCCGGACTGGTGCGGACCAGTCTTTCCGTCGCATCAGCTCTGCTGATGCGATCAAGCGGATCGCTCCCACTCGTCCTCTTTCTGAGCCTCTGACTCTTGAAGTCAAGCACACTCAGCAGGGGACGGGCGTGAACGCGGTCGATCGACACCTAGTTTCCGCCGTCCTCGTTAAGACGTCGGCTGCTGGCATCGTTCGCAAGGCAACCGTAAACTTTACGATCGCCATGCCGCTCGACGGTACGATCTCGAACAACGATGTCTATGACCTCGTTGCTTACGTGATCGACTATCTGTCGACTGGGGGCTTCAGCGCCACTACTGGCTTTGCTGCCCTTACCAACCTGGATGATTTCATCCTGGGTGGTGGTTAAGGCCTACCGGGTTATAACCAAACGTATCGCAAGCTGGGGTACTTAGGAAAGGTTTCCCTATCCATGGGACCCTCGAAGAGCCTGAGTGATCATCTGATCGAACTCTATTCTTCGCTGCTTGCCGATACTGTCCATCTAAGCACCGAGAAGGATCTCGTGCTCGACCTCCGCTGCATCACGCAGCGGATTAGGTACGAAGGTCCAGGCTTCGCGACTAAGACCATGCCGAAACTCGGCAAGGCCCTTGATCGCGGCCTAGTAGAAGGCGTCTTCCAATGTCCGGCGAGTTTCTCAACTCATAAGGACACGAGTATCCCGGAGTTCCTCCGGAGGTACTTCGAAGCCGTCTTCGATAAGAACGGTGTGCTCCTGGAGAATGCTTCTGTTGAGTGTGTTAAAGCACTCCGGCAGATGCTATTCTTTGCCTATAAAGTCGAGCTCCCTTACTCTTCTTCGCAGGAAGATGCCGTTATTACGGCTTTCGTGCGAGCTGAGGAAGAACTTGACTACACTCTTAACGAAGAATATGAAGCAGTTATCCATGCTGCTTCGTATATCACACGCAGAGTGTTTTCGGATTTCGATCCGAAGGACATAAGTCCTAGGCATGGCCCAGGAGCGGTGTCGACTGGTGAGAAGCTTGACAACAAGTGGATGTTCTCTCGCTTGTATGACAAGATTCACCAGGTTTACCCCTACTATAATTACTTTATCGTAGGGGGCGCACGCGAGTTGATCGATAGAATCTCTTGGTACAAGAAACTCGAGCGTTCCCGTGAGGGAGTCGCAAAAGTCGTCTTGGTTAACAAGGATTCTAGGGGTCCCCGCCTTATTTCTGCCGAGCCATTGGAATTCCAGTGGATCCAACAGGGGTTAGGTAGGAAAATTGTTGACCACCTTGAAAGCTACAAGCTGACAAGAGGGCACATCAATTTTCGAGACCAATCCGTCAATCGAGCTCTTGCCCTCACGTCATCTCTCGATGGCGAGTTTGCAACTCTCGATATGAAGGAGGCCTCGGACCGCGTGTCTCTAAAGCTTGTTCAGCAGGTGTTTTCACAGACTCCTGCCTTACTAAGAGCTCTAGAGGCCTCTCGATCTGACGCGACTCGGCTACCAGACGGTCGAGTTATTGCTTTGAAGAAGTTTGCTCCTATGGGTTCAGCATTATGCTTTCCCGTAGAGGCGTACGTCTTTTGGGCAATTATCGTCGCAAAACTCGCAAGAGTCTTGCGTGTGGACATCTGGACAGCCTCCAGATTCGTGTTCGTGTATGGCGATGACATCATCGTCCCCACACGCTATACGAATCTGGTTGTGGAAGCCTTGGAGACGTTTGCCTTGAAGGTTAACGTCGACAAGAGCTGCGCCTCAGGGCACTTTCGAGAGTCCTGCGGGATGGACGCCTTTTACGGCGTTCCAGTTACTCCCGTTCGGCTCAGGAAAGATCCCTCAACGGCAAGCAAAACCAATGGGCTTTGTCTGGCATCTCTCGTTGCTACGGCCAACCAGCTGCAGCGCGAGTATCCTGCCACGGCCGAATACCTATACAGGGTTGTTGAGAAGCATATTGGAAAACTCCCTTATGCCATCAACAACAGTCCTTATATAGGTCGTTTGGCTGACTCGTTCCTTGAAGCAATGAGATATAACATCATAAACTTCAAGTGGCGGGTTAACAAAGACTACCAGCGGATTGAGTTCAAGGGATTTCCTCGATTATCGTCAAGGAAATACCAGCGAACTGTTTCCGACTGGCCTCGGTTGCTCCGCGACTTACTGTCTGGAGCGCCCGAAGACCCAATGGCCGGCGTGATTCCTCGTTCCAGCCGGATCAACCGGAAC